TCGGACGCAGCCAGAAGCGCGTCCCTGCTGAGAATGGCCACGTCAGTGACCCTCCCTTCCTGGGTTGGTGGCATGGGCGGGCCGGTGGCGGCCCTTGTGAGCCGTCTACGGGGTGTTGGCGGCGATGCTGCCGCGCGTGATCCCCGCCGTCCCGGCGTTGCGGAACGTGACGTCGATCGTGTTCGCCTCGCCGACGCCGCCGGCCAGCAGCGGATTCGAGTACAGGCGGGCGGTCATCGTGTACGCCACGGTGCCCTGGATGTCCGGCTTGATCCGGATCGGGAACGTGCCCCCGGACGTGTAGAGCGGCTGGAGCGTGTCAGCGACCGAGCCTGCGGCGTGGTCGTTGAAGAACGAGACGGTGAGGTTGCCGTCCTTCAGGCCCGGGATGAACTCCCGGTAGTCGCTCGGGCTGAATCCGGTGACCTCCACCTCTTCGGCGGTGTCCTCGAACTCGACGCTGGACGCGTGATCGGAGAGATCCACGCTGTTGACGAGCACTGATGCTTGGGTGAGAACTTCCTTCGCCACGGCGAAGCCTCCCTATCGGGTTAGTCCGGGAGCGCCACCCCCGAGTGATGTTTGGCGCTGCGGCCGAGGCCGCCGTGGTGGCTTAGGTGTCCTGGTATCGGAGGCGGTACAAACCGCCTACGTGCCAGAAGGTCGTGTCGCCCTGCGTCTCCGCGAAAGAGACATCAGACTCGCGGGCGAGGAAGAGGCGTTGAGCCCCGGTGATCGTGAGGGTGCCGAAGTGGAGAAGGTCGAACGCGGCCTTGTCGATGTCCTCCGCCGTGCTCGCGGAGACCGCGCGGGCGACACCCTTGACGAGCCACAGGTCGTTGTCCATGTGGTCGCCGCCGAACGTCAGGCTGTCCGTGATCCCCGACTGCTTGCTGAACACGCACAGCGGATACGCGGCCGTGGGCCGGGCGACAGCGTGAACGAGCGACGCTGAGCCGGAGCCGAGCAGGTTCGTCACGCTCGCCACGTTGAGCTTCTGATAGATCGCCTGCCTGACGGCCTTGTCGCCGACCATCAGAAGATGCTCCGCCAGCGGGCCGCGACCAGCGTCTTGACGCTCGCGCGCCGGCCTTCCATCGCCGGGATCAGGAACGGGTGGGCGGGCGTATTGCTCGTCCCGAACTCCACGAGATGCCCGTACGGGGTGTCGCTGTCGCCTGCGAGCACCGCGTAGCCCTCCTCCGTCCGTTCGGCGTGGATCGAGTCACGCAGATCACCGGACGCGACCGGCACGCGCTCCTGCGCGTCCTTGACGATCGCTTCCGCGACGTCCCTGGCGCCCTGGTCGACGATGTTGTCCAGTCGGGCGGCGATCTGCGGCAGGCGGCTCTTGAGGCTCATACGACCTTCCGGACTTCGACGCGGCGGGTGACTTCCCAGGACCGGTCGCGGACAGCCGTGACGTTGTAGGTGATGCCGGCGACCACGATCCGATCGTCGGTCTCCACCGTCGTCTCGGCGGGGAGCGTGATGACGTACTCGCTGGTAGCGCTGATCCGTGCGCCGTCTTCGCGTTCCGTCCCGGTGATCGGCGCGACCCGGCAGGACACGGTGCCGGAAGCTGTAAAGGCTTCGGTCCAGCCGCCGCCGCTGTCGCTCGTGAGCGTCCCGCCCTGGATCACCGCGGTGCCCGGAAGGGCTTGCTCGGCGGTGGCGCGCATGGATGCGAGGTCGGCGTTGCTCAGCATTCGATCACCGGCTCGAGGTCGTCAGGGAACCCGGCAGTCCGGCGGTCGTTGTAGATCCGCTGATCCTGCGGGTGATCGGGAAGCCGGCGGGTGTCGGTCTCGTCTTGCTGACGGTCACCGAACAACCAGTGCTCGTGGTAGACACGCGCCTCCTCGCACCAGTGATACCGGCCCGCACGTCGTGCCCGCTCGCAGGTTTCCAGGTCGTTGAAAGAGTGCTTGTAGCCCTCCCACGCCACCCGGCCGCCCAGCACTTCGATGATGAAGTCACGCGGCAGCAGGTAGTGCGTGGAGAGCTCGGCGCCCCAGTGGCCGTCGTTGAAGCCGATCAGGTGCCCCGGGTGCTCATCGAGCGCGGCGAGCGCGGCGTCGAGCCAGCCTGCCTGCCAGATCAGGTCGTCAGCGGCGAACACGATCGGGTCGCCGGTCGCGCAGGCGAGCGCGTCGTTCCATGCCTTCGAGCAGCCGCGGTAACCGTCCGAGTAGTCGAGGACGGTCACGAAATGCTTCAGCCGCTCGGCGGTCTCCGGGTCATGGTCGACTGCGCAAACGATCTCGACGTCGTGTCCTTCGGTCGTCTCACGCAGCCCTTGTACGGACCGCAGCGCCATCTGCGGCCGTCCGGTGGTGGGCAGGAGGATCGAGACCTTCGCCAATGCGGATCACCTCCACTCCGGGCTGGTCGGAGATGTACCGGAACGGGTCGATGACGACGGAGCCAGCGGGGAACTTGTAGGTCGAGAACTCGGGGTGCTTGCAGCCGATGATCAGCGCGTGCGGCTCGTCGGGATAGTCAGGGATGCCCTCGACGTGCGGATCGAACAGTGCCACGGGGTAGTTCCGCCGCTCAGAGATGTTGGCCATCAGCAGCGCGGGGCTGCCGGTCGTGATGTGAGAGCCAGGCTTGTAGGCCACGCCGAGAATGCCGGGCGGCAGCATCTCAGCGTCGTGGTCGGCTTGCCACCGGGGCCTGAACTCAGCCATCTGGTACTTGCCAGCGACCCCGAGTAGCCAGTTCGCTTGATCCTCCCGGCAGACCATCGCGTCCTCGAACAGGTCGTGCGAGAGGTCGAGTTCACGCGCCAGCCAGGAGAGCGCGATGTTGTCGCGCGGATGGCAGCCGCCGCCGTCGCCCATCCCGCCATCCAGATACGCGGGGGAGATCAGCCGGCGGTGCGCGAGTTTCAGCGCCCCCGTCACCTCGTCCACGTCGCAGTCCGTCTTGTGGCAGACCTCCATCAGCGTATTCGCGAACGCGATCTTCAAGCCGATGAACGTGTTGTAGGCGACCTTGATCAGCTCGGCGTTCGGGACGCTCGTGCGGACCCTACGCGGCCCGTCCAAGCCATAGATGCGCCGATAGACCGCATCCACCTTCCCGTCGTCATCGCCGCCGAGCAGGACGAACTCCGGGTCGAGGAAGTCCCGGATCGTGGTCCCCATCGCGATGAAGCTCGGGTTGTAGACCAGGCTCGCGTACCCACCGAGTAGCGGCGCGACCTCGCGGGCCATCGTGCCCGGCAGCACCGTTGAGATCACGGCGACGGTGACGCGATGCTTCTGCCGGTAGGCGGCGTCCGCGATCCTCGCGACCGCGACCTTCAGGTGGCTGTAGTCGAAGTCCGCCCGGTCCTCCGGCAGAGGCGTGACACCCTCGAATCGTAGCTCATGTGGTGTCTGCGCCGCGACGAAGATCACGTCGGCCGCTGAGACCAACTGCTCGAGCGTGACGAAGTGCAGGTTGCCCTCTGCCTGCTTCACGGTCTCCGCTAGACCCTCCTCGTAGGAGAGCTCGTCCGGGATCCGCATCGCTTCCACGCGGACGTCGTAGCCGTAGACCTCCACGCCCCGTGAGGCGATGGCGCACGCGACAGGGAGGCCGAGCTTGCCGAGTCCGATGACGCCGACCCTCATGCGAGCACGACCTTCCAGAAATCCTCCGCGGCCGACTCGATCCTGTCCGTGCGTCCATCGAGCCAATAACGAGCGCCGACGAGCCCGTTCGTCACGATCCCGCAGCCTGCGGCCCATGCTTCCGCGACCAGCCGGCCGAACGGCTCGATCACGGTCGGCAGGTAGACGAACGTCTCGTAGCGGGCGAGGAGTTCGGGCATCGCCTGGTAGTCGACCTGCTGGGAGCCAGGCGGGGCGAGCTCGCCGCCGCCGTAGAAGTCGATCGGCACGTCGTTGGCGACCGCCCATTCAGCGACCCGGTGCGGGGCCTTGTCGTGGTTGCGCCACGCTGCGACAGACACCGCGCCGGAGCGGCTACCGTTCGCGGCCTGCGCGAACCGGTCGAGGTCCACGGGCGGCGGGATCAGCGTCGCGTCGAGGCCCATGTGCTCGGCCTGGATCGGCGAGCAGCACACCGGCAGCGCGTTCGTCGCGAGCCACTCGTGGATAGCGCGAGGGAGCCACGGCCCGACGTCGTGGTGGTACTTGATGACCTTCCGGCCGCTCAGCGGCTCGAGGTCCGCGAGCGTGTAGGTCATGCAGTTGTGGATGACGTACGCGTCGAGGTCATCGACTTCACCGGGCGGGCAGTCGATGACCTCGACGCCCTGCGGGGCTGCCGCGCGGAACTCGGCTTGCGTGAGTTCGGCGCCGCCGACGTATCCGGTAGGGGCGAAGTCTGCGAGCCAGCCGACGCGGCTCATGCCGCCGCCTTCATGCGCGGCTGGATCGTCACCGGCTCCTGCGCCGAGAAACGAGCCTCCACCGCCTTGAGCGCCGGGAGCATGTGCTCGTCCATCACCCGGTCGACGTGGTAACGCTCCGCGAACTTCCGCGCCTTGTCCCGCAGCGAGTTACGCGGCACCGCGTACGCCCTCCTGAGCGCGTCGTAGATGTCCGGGATGTCCGGCCGGAACTGGAACGCCTTCAGCGGCGTGTATGTCCGCTGGCCCTTCACCAGCCAGCCCGCGCCAACGAGCTCGGGCTGCGCGCTGAAGTCGCTGACGATCAACGGGACGCCGCACGCCTGCGCCTCGATCGCCGGGATGCCGAACCCCTCGCCCGCGCTCGGCATCAGCAGCACGTCGAACGTCGAGTAGATCTGCGCCATCTTCTCCGGCGGGAACGGGTAATGCACCACCCGGTACTGGTCGGCGAACATCACCGCCTCACGCGGCAGGCCCACAGCGTCGATGAGCTGCGGCAGGTTCACGCCGTCGAACTTCCCCGACAACTCCGTGTGCAGGTACAGCCGCGCCTCTGGCTGCCGGTCGTGCAGGAGCTTGAACGCCTCGAACGCCTCCGCGAAGCACTTCCGGGACGGGTTGCCCTTGTTCGCCGCGACCATCCCGACGATGAACGCGTCAGCGGGCATCCCCGTCGCCTTTCGGGACTTCGCCTTGTTCTGCGGCTTGTAGACGTCGCAGTCCACGCCGTGAGGCATGTACAGCGGGTCCAGGCCGGCGTTCCGTAGCTGTGTCTGCCCGAACCGGCTCATCGCGATCGGCACCGCGCCGGACTCGTGGAAGAACGCGGCGATCGGCGGTGGGCACGGCTCATGATCCACCGGCACCCAGCAGCAGGTATTCATCCGCCGCCAGATCCCGGGGTCTAGGACCCACACGTCCATGAGGGTCACGACGAGCCCGTTGCGCAGGTCACCGTCGAAGTGGACCCCTGCGTGCTCGCGGATCGTCTCGTTGCCGTAGGTGGAGCCGATCCCGGGATAGACGGGGACGCCGTTCCACTTGATCGGGGCGCCCTCCAGCCCGTAGAACGCGCTGATGCCGAGGTTGTCGTAGTGATCCTTCAGGCGGGCGCAGAACAGGGCCGTCTGCGTGCCGTACCCGGTCGGGCTGTGTGGCGCGTTGCTGTGCCAGAGCAGGTTGCTGGTCATGGGTCCTCCGGTGGCTGATGGTGGCTGTAGTGGGCGCGAGGCAGCCACCTACCTCGCGCCCACACTTGGCGACCTCGTGGGGGTCTAAGAGGTGATCGCGGTGCCCG